TGCACTCAACGCTAACCTGAACGTTGATGACACTGGTAACACCTTCGCTGGTGTTCTGCAAGGTAAGTATCGTGTTTATATCGATCCTTATGCTGCTAACGTATCTGCTAACCAGTACTACGTTGTAGGTTACAAGGGTTCTTCCCCTTATGACGCTGGTCTCTTCTACTGCCCATATGTACCTCTCCAGATGGTACGTGCCGTTGGTGAGGACACCTTCCAGCCCAAGATTGGCTTCAAGACCAGATATGGTATTGTTGCCAACCCATTCTCACAAGGCACTAGCGCAATCAGCGGTGCTGGTCTGGATCGTAACGCCAACCGTTACTACAGAAGAGTCAAGGTTACCAACCTCATGTGATCTCGATTCACATATCTATCAGACCCCCGCAAGGGGGTCTTTTTTTATCTAAATAAAAATAAAAGACTCATGAAGTCGTTTAAAACTTTTTGTGAGGATGCAAATATTCAAGAGTTTTGGAATCCATTTGCACCTAAAGTAAAACCAAATTCCCCTCAACAACCAGTTCTTGCTTATAAAAATTATCAGCAAGGTTTTGGAGTTGGAAAAAACTGGAAACCAGGTAAATGGAATCCAGAGCAAGAGAAAAGATATGGTTGGAAACCAGTAACAGTAAGTTCATACAGTAAAGCAGATACTCCTGGATCTCTAACTGCAAGTGGAGAAAGATTTAATGATAAACAAAGGTTAGTTGCAGTTCCTTATGCATCAAGAACAACAAATAGACCATCTTCACCATTCGGAACTAGGTTGCAAATGACTGCTGCACCAGGAACAAAAACTCCTGTTGCAACAACAAGAGTTTCTGATACAGGAAATTTTGGACCTGCAGGAGATTATAATAAGCAAACAAGTTATGATCTTGCATTACAAACTGCTAGAGATGTTTTAGGAAATCCAAATATAACATCTCAACAGTTTGGAAAACAAAAGGTTTACGTAAAAACACTGCCCACATCTAGAAAATAAAATGACAACTGCTTGCAATTTTCCAGGACAGATTACAAATAGAAACTTTTTGTCTCCAACGGGGTTTAAATTTAACCTTGCTAAGGAACCAAAAGTTTCTTTTTTTTGCAATACGGTAAGAATACCAGAAATTAACTTAGCACTTGCATTGCAACCATCATACCTGAAGGATATTGATATTCCTGGAGAAAAACTAACCTATGGCGATTTAACCATTCGTTTTCTGGTTGATGAAAATTTAGAAAACTATATGGCGATTCACAACTGGTTAACTGGTCTCGGATTTCCAGAAACCACACAACAGTTTGCCGATTTACTTCAAGATGAGGATGACGCAACTCAACCAAGTGATCTCAAAAACCAGTTTAGTGATGGGTCTTTAACAATATTAAATTCAAACTTCAAAAGTGCAGCAATCGTAAAGTTTTTAGATTTATTTCCATATTCATTAACTTCACTGGACTTTGATGCGACTATTACTGATGTTCAGTACTTTACAGCAGAGGCATCTTTCAAGTATACTGTATATAATATCCTTGCCGCTGACGGTAGAACTCGTTTATGAACCTAGATGAAATTCAGGAGATGTGGCAGAGAGATTCTGTCATAGACCCTGATAATTTACACGATGAATCTTTAAAAATTCCTCAACTCCATTCAAAATATTATACCGTCTATAATACAATTACTTTGTTGCGTGAAAAAGCAAGAGAAACTTATAACAGAGTCAAACTTGAAAGGTACAACTACTACACCGGAAAGGCACCTATAGAGGTCTACGAAGAAGAACCGTTCCCATATAAAGTTAGAGACAAAGAGGCATTACAGAGGCATATGGATGCTGATGAGAGGTTGAATAAAATAGACCTTAAAATTAGATATTATGACATTATGCTTAAGTTTCTAGAAGAAGTCATTAAGACTATTTCTAATAGAACATTTCAAATAAAAAACGCAATAGAGTGGCACCGTTTCCAATCGGGGTTCAATTAATACAAATAAATATTTTTGTATTGATATGAACTTATGTCACACTTGGTTATATCGAAGAAGAATGAGGTATATCTTCAGGTAAAAGCAGAACCGCACGTCTACTACGAACTTGCAGATCAGTTTACGTTTGACGTGCCCGGAGCAAAGTTCATGCCCCAGTTTCGTAACAGGCACTGGGACGGAAAAATTCGTTTATTCAATACACAGACTGGAGAAATTTATATTGGTCTTTTAGATAAACTCACCCGTTTCTGCGAGAACCACGAGTATACCTACGAGTTTACAAATAATAAATTCTATGGTCTTCCTTTTGAAGTCAATGATATGATTTCAAAAGAAGGAGTCAAAGATTATATGACTTCTATTTGCAAGTATGCTCCCCGCGAATATCAAGTTGAGGGAGTATACGACGCTTTAAGACACAATAGAAAGTTGTTGATATCTCCAACTGCTTCTGGAAAGTCGTTGATGATATATTCGATTGTGAGATATTACGTTGAGAAAGGTCAAAATACTTTGATAGTCGTTCCAACGACATCCCTTGTAGAACAGATGTATAAAGATTTTGCGGATTATGGGTGGGATGTCGGTTCATACTGCCACAAGATATATGCTGGAAAAGAAAGAGAAACAGACTCTCAGGTGATCATTACGACCTGGCAGTCCATCTACAAACTTCCCCGACAATACTTTTCAAGATTCAATGTGGTCGTAGGAGATGAAGCACACCAGTTTAAATCAAAGTCATTAGTATCTATAATGACTAAACTTTCTGATGCAAAATATCGTTTTGGATTTACAGGTACGTTAGACGGCACACAAACGCACAAATGGGTTCTGGAAGGTTTATTCGGTCCTTCATACAAAATCATCAGAACAGAAGAACTGATGCAGAAGGGTCACGTTGCTAAACTGGACATTAATATTCTTCTATTGAAACACCCACCGAATAAGTTTGAGAACTTTGAAGAAGAAGTTCAATATATCATCAACCACGAAAAACGTAATAAGTTCATCAAGAACCTTGCCCTTGATCTTAAAGGTAATACTCTGATTTTATTTTCCAGAGTAGAAGGTCATGGGCAACCTTTATACGAACTGATAAATAGGAGTATCGCTGAGAATCGTCATGTATTTTTTGTACATGGTGGTGTAGATACTGAAGACCGAGAAAAAGTCAGAGAAATAACTGAGAAAGAAAATAATGCAATCATCGTTGCTTCTTACGGGACTTTTTCTACTGGTATTAATATCAGAAATCTACATAACGTTATCTTTGCTTCCCCTAGTAAGTCTAGAATCAGAAATCTCCAATCAATCGGAAGAGTCCTAAGAAAGGGGGACAACAAAACAAAGGCAACTCTATATGATATTGCCGATGATATCAGTTATAAGTCAAGAAAAAATTATACACTCAACCACTTAATCGAAAGAATCAAAGTTTATAACGAAGAAAACTTTAATTATGATATTGTAAACATACCTCTTAAAAACTAATGGGAGACGAGTTCTACGCAGCACTTAAACTAGTTACCGGAGAGGAAATATTCTCGTTAGTTTGTATTGATGAGAATGATGGAGATCCTATTATCATTCTTCAAAACCCAGTCATTATGAAAATAAATTCCAACCATATTGGAACTTATGTTAAGATAAAACCTTGGATGGAAATACCAAATGATGATTTCTTTATTATAAAACTTGATAAAGTTATTACAATGACTGAAATTAAAAGTCAAAAGACTATTGACTTTTATGAAAGATATTTAAATGATGAAGATGTTGATATTGAAGTTGATGGGAAAGTCAATATCTCTGATAAAATGGGTTTTATATCAACAGTAGAAGATGCTCGCGAGTCTCTTGAAAAACTTTTCCGTAAAGATCTTAAAGATAATAAAGAAAGCTAAATCTCATCTTTAACCGGGACAAAGGTAGTCTACACACATTTTTAAATGTTGTCAAGCCCTTAAAGTATGCTATAATGAACATAACAAAAATTTATCTACAGAAACCGATGTTATGTCCAAGAAAAAA